GGGGAACTGTAGCGATATTCTTAATTTCAAGTATTCCATTCCCTTCGTCCGTTACGACACACTCGCATTTCACTCCGTCATCATCAAGAACATACATTTTACCTTTATAGAGATAACAGTCAACTATATCTTCCTGCTCATCTGCCAATAGGAGCAAATCAAGATATTGTTTTTTGTTTTCTGTAACTTCTACAATTCTCATCAATCACACCTGCAAATTCCGACTTGTCGTCCTCACTTAAAAACATTATACCATACCTTTTTGAATTTTTCTACCGCCTACAATCGGGAGCGACCTTACAGACAGCACCACCTCGGAATGACCTCGATCCGCTGCACATTTCCTGCACAGGCGATGGTGGTCGTTCCCGGCTTCAGCACCGGAAAACCTTCGCCGGTAACGGTATCATTTTTGAGGGTGGTATCCTTAAAGCAATTCATAAGTTCGCTGTCAATTTCGATGTACTCGTCCAAGTCGGAAATCATCATGCCCCGTCCTTGGGGTTGTATCAGCAGCGCCACCGTACCGCTGCCATAGAGCTTGATGTACGGTCGGCTCTCAAACGCCGTCGGATTGGTAATCGTCAGTTCGGAAGCGTCAGCCGACACCGTTTCCTGTCCCGCGAAACTGTATTTGTAGGGCTTGCAGTTGAAGGTCACGGTAAAGCTGCCGACCTTGTTTAGCTGCTCCTCAATGTCCAGATTGCCGGAGATGACACCGTAGCGGAAATACTCCGCATCGTAGGAGTCGGTGAGTTCATGGTATCTGTCCGGCTCGGAATACAGCCAGCCCTTGATGTCCCGCAGGACAGCGGCAAGTGCGGCTATATTCTTCCGAGCGAGGAACACCGTGTAGCTCACCTTGATGTTGGCAAAGCGGCGGTTGGGATTGATGATGTCACCGCTCCTGCCGGGAATGGAAATGAACTCCGCATCGTATTCCGGTGCGGAGAACACGTCCTTCTTCTCGATATGCAGACCGAACTCAGCGGAACTGCGGCCGTTGTAGGTAAAATAGGTCATGCGAATACCACTCCTTTCCGCTGGGCGAACTGGTTCGCCGTTTCCATGACTTCGGAGGTGAGCTGACGGATATCCTCACTGCTGTAATTGTTGAAGTTCGTAATGTTCAGGGCAATGGTGAAAGCGGATGCCGCCTTTCCGACCACACCGTCCACGGCAGAGCGGATCGAGCCGTTCACGTCAAAGTCGGTGGGCAGAGCCGTCTGCATATCGTGGGCAAGGTCACCCATGACGCCGTTGATGTCCTCGGCCATACCTTCGGCGGCTTTGACCGCTTCATCGCCGTTGTCGTCAATGGAGCCTGCAAGACCCTTGACCAGCATTTCACCGACCCATGCCATTTCCTTCGAGGGCGAATGGATACCGAAGAAATCGCAGATGCCGTCCCAGATGGAGGAGATCCACCCGGACACCTTGTCCCACAGCCAAGAGGCAAGCTGGGTAATGCCGCTCCACAGTCCCTTGACGATGTTGCCGCCAATCTCCACGATTTTATACATCAGAGAGCCGAAGGCTTTCACGATGCCTGCAATGATCTGCGGCACCGCCTTGACGATCTCCACGATGATGGTAGGCAGATTTTCAATCAGGGCAACGAACAACTGCACGCCTGCCATGATGATCTTATCGATGTTTCCAATCAAGGCATTGACAATGCCGGAGATGATTTGCGGAATCGCCTGTACGATAGTCGTGATGATCTGCGGCAGGGCTTGAATGAGAGAAATCAGCAGGTCGATGCCTGCCTGAATAATGAGCGGTATCGCATTCAGCACAGCATTGATAATGCCGTCAATGATTTTCGGAATGGCTTCCACGATTGCCATAATGATATCCGGCAATGCGGCAACAAGCGAGGTCAGAAGCTGAATGCCTGTTTCGATAATCTGCGGGATGGAGTCCAGCAGAAAGGTAATGATGCCGTTAATGATCTCCGGTAGGGCAGCAATCAGCACGGGCAGTGCGTCCAGAAGTCCTTGCGCCAGCCCGGTGATAAGTTGTAAGGCTGCGTCAAGGAGCATCGGCAGGCTGTCCACCAGTCCTTGTACGATGGTGACGATAGCCTGCACCGCTGCCGGAATGAGCGTGGGCAGCGCATCCGCAATGCCGGTCACCAGCGTGGACACCAACTGAACCGCAGCGTCAATAAGCAGGGGCAGATTCTCAATCAGCGTGTTCACGATGGTCATGAGTGCGGACACCGCCGCCGGGATAAGCTGCGGAAGCAAAGAAAGCAGCGTTTCCAGCACCTGCGAGAACAGTTCGGTGACTGCTTCCAGCAGTGTGGGCAGCAGTTCACCCACAGCCGTCAGCAGGGCATCCAGCGCCGTAGGCAGAGCCGCCACGATGTTCTCAATAACCGGGGTGATGTTCGCCACCACGGTCTTGAAGGCGTCAACCATGTTGTTGCACAGCAGTTCCATATCAGCGTCCGCATCGCCGAAGCCCACGATGAGGTTCGACACGGCGGATTTCAGCGCATTGACAGAGCCGGAAATAGTGGCTTCCGCTTCCTTGGCGGTCGTTCCTGCAATGCCCATGCTCTCCTGCATGACATGAATGGCTTCCACCACATCCGCATAAGAGGAGATGTCGTACTTGACGCCGGATATCTTCTCCGCATCGGCGAGCAGCCGCTCCATTTCCTGCTTTGTGCCGCCGTAGCCCAGCTTGAGGTTATCGAGCATCGTATAGTTCTGCTTGGCAAAGCCCTGGTAGGCATTTTGAATGGAGGACATATCCGTGCCCATCTTGTTGGCGTTATCGGACATATCCGTGATTGCCATATCCGCATACTTTGCGGCTTTCTCGGTATCGCCGCCGAGGGACTGGATGAGGCTTGCGGAGAAGCCCGTGACCGTTTCCATGTATTCGTTAGCGGAAAGACCAGCCGTTTTGTATGCGTTGGCGGCGTACCGCTGGATCTCCTGCGAGGAGTCCTTGAACAGAGTGTCAACGCCGCCGACCAGCTGCTCATAGTCAGCATAGGCGGCGATGACCTCTTTGCCGAGCTTTACGGCGGCGGCACCTGCGGCGACGGCCACAGCACCGAGTGCCACACCTACGGTTTTGAGAACCTTGCCGAAGCCTTCAAACTTACTGCCGGATTCCTCCGCAGCCTTGCCGCCCTCCTTGATGGCTTTCTCGTTCTCGTCCAGCTCACGGTTCATATCGTTGAGGGCGGCTTCGGCATTGTTGAGTTGGATCTGCCAGTTCTGGGTGCGGCGGTCGTTCTCTCCAAAGGAGGTGGCGGCATTCTGCAGAGCCTTGCGAAGGGTGTCGATTTTTGTTGTCTGCTCATCGATCTCTTTTCGCAGCACCTTATTCCGTGCGGCGAGAGCCTCCACGGATTTATCGTTTTTATCGAACTGAGAGGTGGCGAGCTTCATTTCGGAGCCGAGCACCTTGAAGGACTGGTTGATGTCCGCCAGCGCTTTTTTGAACTCCTTTTCGCCCTCAAGACCGATCTTCAGTCCGAAACTATCTGCCATTCGCCGTCACCTCCTTAAATGCCGTCCGGAATAATATCGTCAATGTAGTGTTCGTGAGCAGGAATAGCCTGCCCGTTATACTGTTTGTGGCACTCCCACAGATCCAGCAGCAGACCGAAGGGCATCAGCCACACCTCATCCTGTGACAGATGCAGGTGGGCAAGGCCGTAATAAAGAAGCCGGGTAAACAGCTCTGCATCGGAGACTGTTACCCGACTCACACGTTTTTTGAGTCTTTCTCGCTTTCCACATTCCGCTTGGTGCCCTTGTAGAGCGCCTCCGTAATGGCGGTTTTGTATCCGGCGAGGTCGAGGGGCGTGGTCAGAAGCTCCACCACATCCTCGGTGAGCAACTCCTTGGGGTGCTCCTTATCCTTGAGGTTGTGAATGAGGATGCTTTGATTTGCCAGAAGCGTGATGAGCCATACGATCTCTCCGATGGCCATTTCAAAGTTCTCGGATTTCATCAGCTTCTCACCGAGGTTCTCCAGCCCACCGTAGCGACCGGCGATCTCCTTGGTAGCCTTGGTCGTGAGGAGCAGCGTATATTCCTCATCACCGATGGTGATGACTGCGGTTCTTTCGTTATCCATCATAAGTTACCTCCGTTAAGTGGATTTCTCGGGTGATGCCGCATAGGTCGGCTCGTATACCGTCTTATACCAGTTGGAAATGGTGGCCGCCGTCACGGTGGTATCGCCCTCGGTGACCTCTGCTTTCCAGGGATGCACACCCTTGGCGTCTGGCTTGTTGCGGCGCAGGATGGTGCCTTCAATGGTGGGTGTGGAGAAGGTAATGCTGTCGCCCTTGGTGGCAAGGTTTGTCGCTGGGATACCGAACTTCACACGGTAAAGCCAGAAATACTTGTATTTGCCGTTGGACTTCTTTGCACGGAAGCCCACCGCTACGGGTTCGCCGCCGTCCTCGCTTGCGGAGACGACCACGCCGTTTTTGTCGATGGTCGCACCTGTCAGGTCGGATGCGGCGGTCGCACCGATGTCATCCACGCCGAGTGACAGCGTGCCGCTTTTGAATTCCTTTACGATCTCTGCCGCACCGTCATCGGCGTAGAGAGTCGCTTCCGCCAGTTCCACAGAAAGCTCTGCGGTCATGGCCTTTGCCAGCTGCACCGGAGAAGCGTAGGTTTCCTCGCCGCTTGCGTCCTCGGTGATTTTGGCGTAATAGAGTCTGTCAAGACCGATGGTTGCCATGTCTTAAACCTCCAATTCATAGATTTGTGCCACATCAATGGCGTAGTGATGGTAGCCGGTCTCGGTCTCAAATCCGATGTACCGGCGGTCGGTAATATAAAAATCCGCACCCAGCAAGGCACGGACAAGGTCATTTTTCAGTTTGGTGTAGCTGCCCTTCGAGAAGAGGGACAGCCGTGCCTCCTGCGTTTCGCAGCCGGGGGTGTTGTCGGCGTGAAGCTCAAAGCCGTCCGACAGCGGTGTGATCACCAGATAGGTGTCCGGGGCTTTGCCGGAAAACACACCCGTTTCCACGGACACGCCGCAGCTTTCGGCGATGGTTTGTAAATCGGATAGCAGGCTCACAGCTTTTCCACCTCCTCGTCCAGCGCCTTGGTCATGGCATCGATGCATTCCTGCCGGGATGCCGTTTTTGCGGGCTTCAGAAACGGCTTTGCGGGCTGCCCGTGCTTGCCGTATTCGAGAATGTTGGCAAGTTTGGCATTGCTGCCGCCGTCCGAGCGAGGTTCGGCGAAACCGACCTTGATGTCGTGGTTACCGTCCCGGTTCAGCTTGGATGGAGAAAGGCCAAGCGCACCTTCCAGTTCGCCCGTGGTGCGGGATTTGAACTTTGTCCCTCTGCCGATAACGGAGGAGAGATTGCTCTTGACCTTTTTCAGCACCACCTCGCCACCGGCCTGCAGGACGGTATCCGCCACGCTGTCAAAGTTGCTGCCGAGCTTGGAAATCTTCAGAAGGAAATCCTCCGGCATTTTCATGTCGCACTTAGCCAACGGTCGGCACCTCCTTCTTTGCCAGCACCTCAATGTACATCCCACGCCCCTTTACATCCTCCACGGACACAATGTCGTAGCGACAGTCATCGCAGATGAGAAACTGATCGGTAGTGACCGTCAGCCCAGGAATACACCGAAAGCGGAATAGGTCGGTGGCCTCGCTGAATGCGGCGAGGTTCGCCCAGCGCTGGCTGCCGTGTCGACCTTCCCGGTATACACGGACGGAAGCGAGGACTTCATCCTCGGAATGGGTGAAGCCCTCGCTGTCCTTGACTTGGCGGATTTTTACGATGTCGGCGAAGCCGTTCATTTTTCCAAAACTCATACCTGCCACCGCCTATCCAAGCGGAGCAGCAGATTGACTGTGTTCCAC